GCGATCTTGCGCAGGTAGAACAGGACGCGGTCCTCGTCGGACTGGGCGTCCTCTTCGTCGAAGCCGGTCTCCCGGCGCAGGGAGGCACCGTTGAGTTCGCCACGGTCGTACAGTTCCATGGCTTCCTTGGAACGGTTCGGGCGCAGGCGCATTTCGGAGGTGTCGGCCCCGATGGAGAAGGTGCGCAGGGCGTCCAGCGCAATGCCCTCGTCGGAGAGGAGCGGGCGCAGGTAGCCGGTGGCGAGCGCGGACGTGACCAGCTTCAGGAGCGGTTCGGCGTGCGCCTTGATGGTGGACTCGTCAGCGGCCCACGCGGACCAGTGGTTGGACTCGGACAGACCCTGCAGGACTTCGGGCGGGATGTCCATGCCGAGGGCAAGGCGACGGATCGCCTCGTTCCGCAGGTCGATGGCGTGCTCGTCCAGTTCGGTCCAGAACGTCAGGTGCTTGATCGCGGCGATGGCCTCAGCCGGTGCCTTGATGACGATGGGGACCAGCGCGGAAGCGTCCTCGCGATTGGCGATGGATGCCTGCATGGCGTCGGCCAGCACCCGCATCAGGTCCTCGGCGTCGTTGGCTACGCGCTGTTCGGCACCCTCGACCGGGGGCGGGGCGGGGAAGGTCATTTCGGAGGGGACCAGCAGGATGCCAGCACCGGCCAGACGGGAGTCGACCTGCGCGGCGACGTGCTGGGTGAGGCCGTAGATTTCGCCGAGGATGGGGAGCACAGCCTGTGCGGGGGAGATGGCCTGCCAAGGCTTCTCGGGGTCCGGTCGCCACACGCGGATAACGAGGACATCCTCGGGGTCCGCTTCGAGCACCTTATTGTTGACGCGCCACTTGCCGCCGTCCACCTTGTTCAACTGCGCGGGGGTGGCAATCTCCCACACGTCATCGTTGTCCCCGTACGGGTCCGGGTTGGCGTAGGAGACGACGTACAGTTCACCGGCCACCGACATGTGAATGCCGATCTGCCGAAGCATCTCAGTCCGGCCATCGTCGTCGATGAACAGGCCCTCCATGATTTCCACGGCGGGGCCTGTCTTGACCTGCTTGCGCTTGCCCGCCTTCTTGACCGTGGCGAACAGCCCGGCCTTGGAAAGCATGGAGCCGACGAAGTCGCAGGAGTACCTGAACTCGCCGATGATGTGATACATCCGCCAAGCCTCGGACTGCCAGCCAATCGTCTCGGCGATGCGGTGGTAACTCTTCTGCCCGCTCTTACCGATGCGGGCGGCGGATGCCACCAGTGAGTTGGAGGTCGGGGCTGCTTCTTCCCTGCGGGTACGTGCCATGTTGTCTATTCCCCATCATTCATAACTACGATCGCGGCAAGGTAGGAAACCGCCATCCAGCCGTTGAACAGCCACCACGAGATGTGCAGGTTAGAGAGCCAGCCCCAGAGGATCACCGGGATGGCGAGCCACAGGGACATGCAAAACGGACAGTGGAACAGCGTGGACCAAGGTCCATCATCCGTAATCTCGTCCCACTTGGAGCGCAACCATGCCGACGGGGGGAAGCTATCCTGAGTTACGAGGCGCGTTAACCGCGCAACGGAGACAGTGCCGACAATGACAGCACAGAGCACGACGACAATCTCCACCATGATTACGAGAGTACCGGCTGTGTCAGGGATTCCCCGTGCACCCTATCGCTGGAATCGCGGGGGCGATACCCGAATATGGGGGCAGTTGGTCGACCACCTGCCGGTCCACGCAGTCCGGTCGGGACAGCGATCTGCGCCGGACCCCTCCCGGTGTTCAGTGCGGTGATGCCGTGGACCAGTGCGTCGACGCGGTCAGGGGAGTCCGACATATCCGGCACCCACTCCGTCATCTGCTGTTCCAGTTCGACCAGCGCCCGGACGTGGTGGACCCTCTCCTGCTCGTACAGGCCGACGATTGGTTCGGCGCGGAGCACCTTGCCTCGGCGTGAATGCACCAGATCGACCTTGCCGTCTTTGCGCTTCGTGCGCAGGGTGGACAGCACCATCTCACCGCCGTAGTTCTTCTCCGCGATGATGAGGTCGGCCCCGTACAGGTCGTACGCGCGCCAAGCTTCGGAGGCCCAGCCGTCGGGGGTGTAGTGCCCGGAGTGATCGGCGAGGACGTAGAAGTCGTCGCCCCTGATTCCGATGACGACGATGCCCGTCTCATCCCGCTTCTTGGACGACGTACCGGCGGGGTCGATCGCAACCACGATCCGGTCCATGTCCTCGTGGGAGGCTTCCAGCCGGTTGTCCTCGATCATGTTCCACGTCCACAGCGCACCCTCGATGTCTTCGAGGACTTCGCCGTAGAGTTCCTGCAGACCCAGCCGGGTGCCCTCGTACTTGGAGAGCACGACGTTGCGGAAGGTCGGCGCGAGGTTGTCGATGTTGGCGTACGTCGACACTGTGACGGCCCGGGTGGTTTCGGTGGCGATGAGTTCCTTCAGCCACTTCGTCGGCAGGGGCGTGGTGGTGCACAGGACCAATGGCCTCTTGCCGAAACGCAGACCCATCATCATCATGTCCCAGACCGATTCGATCATGGGCATGTGGGCAGGTTCGTCGAGCCAGACAGCGCCGTGGTTAGGACCACGCAGGCGGTCAGGTTCCTCTCCCGTGAAGGCTTGGATGCGGTGTTCTTTGTGACGGCCCTTGCCGGGGAGGGTGATCCGTCGCTTGGACGGCTCCCACAGCGCGTTGACCTTCGCGTTGTCGAACGCCGCGAGCAGGCCGGATTCGCCTTCCACCATGATGTCTCGGACGTGGGGGAGGGTCGGGCCGATGATCGAGGTGTACGCGATGTCCCTGCTCAGGGTGCGTATCCACTCCGAACCGCAACGGGTCTTGCCCGATCCACGCCCGCCCTTCTGCAACCAGACCAGCCAGTCCGGGTCATCGGGGGGCCACTGGTCGCCACGGGCGTGACGGTAGTCGTAGTTGTCGTGGGGCATGCCGTCGCACTCCCGGCCACGCTTGCAGTACCAGACCCGCTTTTCCCGCTGTGCGAGGGAAACCATGGCGAGCAGTTTGTCCTTGGACTTCTGGTCCCAGTTGCGCCATTCCTCCAGTGAGGGTGGCTGGTTGTTGTCAGGCATCGGCCTACCTCAGTTCTTTCAGGCCCTCGATCAGCCATGGTCCCATGCCGCGTCCGTCGTCATAGGAGAGTCCCTTGGGGAACTCCATCTGCACCGGGTTCCGGGGCTTGGGCATGGCAGTGTGCCGGACGACCTCTGTGAACGGCAGGCCCAGATCGTGCGCGATGAAGGCGGCGGTGGCACGCCGGATGTAAGCGCTTATCGAGATGTCCCGCCGGTCAGCGGCCTCGTTCAGGAACACCCGGAACGGGTCGTCGTACGAGATGCACGTCGGGTTGTTCCGCTTGGTGGAGACGCGGGTTTTCCTCTGGCGTGCCCGGACGCGGGCGAGGGCGTTCTCCCGCCACTCCGGGTCCTCGTCGCGGTCGGCCCAACCTTGAAGGTCAGGTTGAAAGTTGACCATCAGTGATCCTCCTCGATGGGGTCGGCGTCGATGATTTCCGCTTCCTCGGCCTCCGGTTCCTGCCGCGCCAGTTGCATCATCTGCGCCACGTACCGCTGGAGGTGTTCGTCAGTCGGGGTGATCTGCACCTGTGCCGGTGCGTCCACGCCCCACAGCCGCATGATGCGGTCGGTGATCGCCAGCGCGCGGGCGTTGTAGGCGAGGTGGTCCGGGTCCTTCACATCTATGGCCTTGCCCATGGTGGACTGCAGTAGACGGTTGAGCCGCTTGTCCGCGAGGACGCGCTGTTGGTCGCGGTCCTCGGGGGAGTCCGCCGACGCCGCCAGCACACGCTCCACCGCGAGCCGCGCCCGGGTCGCCGAGGAATATCCGAGAGCCTTGGAGATGTTCGCGTACGACGTGCCCGCGATGCGCAGGGCCAGCGCCGACTCGGCCTTGGTCTGCGTCTCCGACAGGACGAGGTCCGCGTTGGGGTCCTCCCCTGCCTCGATCGCCTTGGCGAACGCCTTTGCCCCGGTCATGATCCGGGCTTCCTTCTCACCCATTGGTGCCTCCACGGTAGGTGAACAACTGCTCGGTGCCCACGTCGTTGTTGCTCTGCTTTGCCAGCGACACCTGAACCTTCAGCCGCCAGACAGGTACGAAGTCCTCGGGGGCGCTGTACTCCGAGACGAACACCGACGCCCCGCGCCCGGCCCACTCGCGCATCGTGTCCCAGAACTGCCCGGAGTCGAAGGACCCGACAGCGCCGTAGCCGGTGGTCCCCTCGTACGGGGGGTCGCAGTAGACGAGGGAGCCGAACCCGACATATTGACCGGCGTCGATGTAGTCGAGGTGGCGCACGTCAGCGTGCAGGAAGTTCCGCGCGAACCTCCGCAGTTCCCGCCCGCCCCCGGCCACGTAGTTCCGGCCCGGTGCCTTGGCGTACCCGGCGAACCACTTCCCGCCGAAGGAGGAGGCAAAGCCTGCAAGCGCCTTCATGGCGGACGGGTTGGGATCGGCTTTGAGCAGGTCCCATTCGGCCTTGGT